CTACCTGACCACCGGTGACAGTTCCAAAACCGGCAATGCAGAGAATCTGTGCAATTCTGTCGCCTGATAAAACGCCGTTGGCACTAATAGGAAAACCTGTAGTAAGAAGAGTCCCTGCAACGTAGCGGTTTGTAACCTCGCTAAATAGGGTTGATGATTGAGAACTAATTACCAATTCGTCAATGAGGCAAGGAGCTGTTGGAGTTGCACCTGCTGAGCCACTGAGCCAAGCGTTTGAGCCTCCAATGACTAGAGGTTCTACAACAGAACCAACGACAGTGTTCCAGCCGTTGTATGCGCCACCGCTAAGAGGGCTGCTGTATGCGCCGTCTGCGTAAAGGCATAGTTGGTTTGATGAATTATTTACAAGACCAATGTGATGCCAGTAGCCATCGTTAATCGGAGCTGCGGACATAGTGGCTAGAACCGAAGCACCTGAAAGAACTTGCAGGTACCCAGAAGCAGAAACCTTAACGTCAAGTTGACCACCATTAAGAACGCTAAACAGAAGTGTGCCGGCAATTCCTTGACCAAGAACCCAGAAGTCAATAGAACCAGCATTATTAAAGTTGGTGTGACCAGGTAGAACGGCAACGCCTGAAGCTGCGCCTGATCCGTTTCCTAGGTCAAGGCATCCATCGTTGCTGTAGACCATTGCGCCGTTGGGTGGGAACACTACCGTTCCGTATCCGGCGTATCCGGTATTGGATGAGTTGATGCCATTGTTGAGTGTTACTGAAAAGGCTGAGCCAGTTCCAGCAGAAACGCCAGATGTTCCACCAATTCCGGTAAGAACAAATTGTGATGACGATAATCCTGAAGCGGAAACCGTACCTGGGCCAGTGCTTGTTGTAACCGTACCGGTAGAGCCAGTAAATCCAGTAACAAATACTTGGTCGCCTGCCGAAAAGTTGTTGATGCCTTGGTAAGTAACAGTTCCGCTTGCGTTTACTGCGCTGGTGCAAACAACTTGGGCTGGGGCTGTGAAGCGATACCAGTCAGTTGCACTTGTGCCGTTAACGTATTGTGACCAGAAGTTAGTTGAGGCCATGTAGCGAAGTGACAAGAACTTAACTAGGTCGGTAGCGTTAATGGTCAGGTCTACGTTGAGTTGGTCGGTAATCTTTTCGTCAATGCTGTCAATGAGGCCGTAGAACACTGGGTAGGTTGTGCCACTCCACGTCGCCATTACCTTGATAGGTAGGCGAGGTTGAATCACATAACCAGTACCGTTGACTGATCCGTTGAGAAAGAACCCTGTGCGCTCGTTGACGGTCATGTTTAGCGTTCCAGCTTCTACACGGTCAAGGAAGTGCTGACGGCCTAACTTGGTAGTGAAGTCACGAACGTAGGGCGTAACGTCAGTCCAAGTCTGGGTAAGACTTTGGATGTTGGTAGGGGTGAAGGCAATCTGCACCGACAGCGTAGGTAGTGAGGCAAGTGTCATTGCGCACGTTTCCTAGTCGTTGGAGCCGGTGGTTGAGTCTGCGCCCACTTAGCGAATAGGTTGCCCATCCAGCGCACGTCTTTAGTCATCTGATTGCGAACCTCTTTGGAGATTGCGGCAATGAAGGCTGGGTCTGTTGCAAGGGCTTTGGCAATAGAAGAAAGGTCAATCTCTACTTCGTTAGTAATTTCAATGTCGTCACTAATTCCGTCGTGCATAGACATAATTACCTCCCCTTAATAGTGTGCTTGTTAGTGATATATACCTTGCCCTTAGGAGCAATAACCCCGTAATTAGTTCCCACTCCACCAGAAACACCAGTGTTAGTAGATGGTGTGAATGGAAGTTTCATTAAAGGAAGTCCAGGGTGTCCTGGAAATTTTGAAATACCAGCATTAACAGTAGACAACACAACATTTCCAAATAATGTAGCAATGTCAGCAACTCCCTTAGCTTTATTTTGATCAAACTCAGTTCTTGCTTGTGGTCCTTGACTCTTTACAGAAGCAGGAAGTATTTTATTTATTGCCATTGCTCCAAGAATTGCGGCTCCGATTGCAATACCAATGGGATTTGCAAGTTCCGCAGTTGCTGCTTCTACACCAAATGCTCGTGCTATTGCCAAACCAACAGGTGCAATTTTGGTAGCAAGCGCTCCTGCAAAAATGGCTATTGAAGTGTCAGAAAGAATAGACATAGCAATAGGATGCTTTTGAAAGTAAGTTGTTGCAGTTGTTACAACATTTGCAAGTGTTGTAACCGTAGGAAGAAAAGTTATACCTATGCCTGTAAGTGCGTTGGTAAGTTGTGTTTTAATTGCCTTAATCTTGTAATTAAGTTGACTCTGAGTAATGCCAAATGCGGTATTCAAACTTTGTTGACTAGCACCTTGCAACGATGTATTGAGAGCTTGCAATGCAGGAAGTTGTTTGGCCAAAGCCGAAACGAGTCCAACCGATCCTGCACCAAATGTAGCAGTTATGAGTTTTTGTAACGGAACACCGGTTTTAATAGATTGAATTTCTAACGCTTTAAGAACGTCAATAAGACCAGTTCCAGGGTGACGTGCTTTCGTTGCCAACTCTTCAGAATTAAGACCAAGCGCTGCCATTGCTTTTGCGGAAGCCTTAGTTGGGTTTTCTACTTTGCCAAGACCAGTAGCCAGCGTGGTCATGCTTCGAGCGTTGGTGTAACCAGCCTTAGAAGCAACGTCAGTAACCGCTGCGGCTTCTCCCAAGTTAATTCCGTAGGCTGCCAATGCGCCACCAACTCGGCCTTTAAGAAGAGAAACCAAGTTGTCTAATGATCCAATGTGATTCTGGTTTGCTTTGACAAGTGTTGCTGTTACTTGTGCAACACTTTCACCTTTGGTAATTTGCAACGCTTGAGCTGCAACAATTGTTGTTGCTATTGCAGCAACGTCGCCACCAGTAATTGCTGCGGCCTTAGCAGCATTGTCTACAAGGTTGTAGGCCGCCTTGCCTCTGATACCAGCCTTTTCAACTTGCAAAAATGCATTGGCAATTAGGTCAGACGAAATGGCTGTTTGATTAGAAACGTTAAGAATGACACCTTTTAGGTAGTCAATTTCAGAAGCAGATGCACCGGCTTGGTTTTGAATCTTGTCAAGTGCTTCGGTGTATTTAAGCGCTTTGTCAACACCGTAGGCAACCATAGCGACACCAACGGCTGCAACGGCTGTTGTTGCTTTGGAACCAAAAGCGGTCATCTTTTCGGCAGTAGTCATAGACTCTTTGCCAAACATAGCCATTTTGCCTTGAGCCTCGGTCATCTTGGCCATGTATTCTTTGGTGTCAGCTATGAGTGTTGCAATTACAGGAGGTAGAAATGACATTATTGTTGGGCTAAGCGCCACTCCTCCTGAGCTAATTCGTTAATTTTGTCATTACTGTCGATGAGTCCATTCCTCATGTATGGAAACTCACGTGACCTTGATGTGCCGTATTCAACAAATCCTGCGTACTGAACTGATGGGCCGGTGTCCGATTGCCAACGACCAGTGCCAAGCGACGTTACTCGTTGCGTCTTGATTGAATTGCGCAGGTTGCCAGAGCGTTGTGTTGGCTTAGGTGGTACGGCAGGGTACTTAGGAGCGCCCTGATAGTAAACCCGACCAGATTTGGAGACTCGTTGTGATCCGCTAGGTCGAGCGCGGAACTCTTCTTTAGCCATGCGCTCAATAACAAGTGCGCCTTTAGTAACAATGTTGCGAGCTGCGGCATCGGACTTAACTATGTCAAACCTTAATGCCTTGTCAAACTCACTAATGCCGGAAATGATTATCTCACTAGCCACGTTGAGCCTCGTTCATGGTGTTGTCAATAGCAATAAGCCAGTCTGTTACTTCTTTGGGCTGGTTCATAAAATCTTCGTGTGACCCACCGAATGTCTTGCGAAACTGATACTCACGAAACAGGTTGTTAACTTCTGCGTCAACTTCTGAGTCTTTACCCTTTAATGCTGCCTCCAGCCGCGCTAGTCGGCGATAGGGGCTTTTGGGTCAATGTCTGGCGAGAAGTCAGGGGTCTGGTTGTACTCGTTTGCGCAGGCTTCAGCAAGTTGTTCAAAGACATTCTTAGGCAAGTCAAGCGCAGAGTCAGCCGTAGGCAAGTCGCCTAGTGACCACTGCTTAACCATTCCAGCAATTAGTTCTGCTTGGTAGCCGTCAAGGTTGTTCTGATCCTCGTCTGAAATGTCAGAAAAGATAGTCCATGTCTCAGGGTTCTTGTCGTCAAATCCGAGGTTAGTGAGTTTCGCTGCGGTTCCAGCCGCCTTCATGTACGCACGAGAGATTTTGCGAGCTGTGCGCTCAGAAACTTCTTCTCGTGAATACAAGATGACTGACTGATTGTTTGGAAGGTTTATTGCTGGCATTTTATCCCCTTTGGGTTATTTAGTAAGCGGTTGCGACTGCGTTGACAATCGTTGCCTGAACTGGTGAGTAACCAGTTGTAGCGTCGGTTGCGTTTGCGTTTGCAGTAAATGATACTTCAACTTCGGTGTATTCCTTACCGCGTGTGCGCTTGACATCGTGGAACTGAACAGCAGACAATGTGAAGGCAATGCTGTGGTTCGTTGAAGACGTTGTGTCGTTAGGGTCAGTCATGGTGATAGTCATGGTCTGTGGTGAGCGTGTAAGTGCCTCGGCAGCAGATCCAGTTGACCAAGCGTCTGCGTTTGAGTTTACGATTGCCGTGAACTTGCCAGTCACTTCAAGAGGCCCAGCAAAGTTAGTCAAAGGAGCCTGAGTTCCCATTGTGAAAATTGGCTGTGTCTTGCGAGCAAGCATGAGTTCACCAGTAGAGATGTAGGTCAGAGCTGCGCCTGAGTTAATTCCGCTAACTGTGATTGAAGTATCCCAGGCAGGAATCATGTGTTCGGTTGACAATGACAAAGTTGTGAACGGAGCAGGTGCTGATGTGTATGAAGTGTATGGGTTAGCAAAGAACTTCACTGTTGCGTCTGCTGCTGCTTCTGCGCCAAAGGTGATGTTAAGACTGTCAGCCTGTGCGCCAGTCATTACAAACTGGTTAGCACCGTCAAAGTCAAAGATTGAGTATGACTGTGGCTGTGAACCTACGGCTGCGTTGTTCAAGAGCTTGATGTTGTGCGTGTAGACAGTTGAACCAGTAACGGTGTCTGTGCCACCAAGCGTTGCCTTAACAAGGTTTCCAAAGGTGTCAGCAAAGAGGTAAAACTTAGCGTCGTACTCGTCGTGACGTACACCTTGAACTTGGTCGTAGACCAAAGTTGGTGAGCCTCGGAAGGCTTCGTCTCGCAAGAAGGTCTGCATAGGAGTTACCTGTGGAGCAGTTACCGGAATGTAAACCGGAGTTCCTCCTGTTGGTAGGGTTCCTCGTGTCGCTTCTACGACAAGACCCATATAGCTGTTGGCGGATAAAAAGGCCATCTGAGGCGCTCCTTAGTTAGTGGTTGGTGTTGCGGTTGATGTGTCGGTTGAAGCCTCTACAGGCGCTTCTGGGGGTGTTACAGGGGCCGTTGCTGATGAAGTCCAGCGACCATCGCCAGGGTCAGCGTCTAGTGCGTAGATTTGACCAGGCAATGCTTCGAGTGTTGATCCGTTGTATTCAATGTCAGGATACACCCTTGCGGTTGTGTCGTTGAATGTGTAGTTAGCCATGATGCTCCTTAGTTGTCGATTATTTCCACCACAGACACTCGGACTACCGAGGTGACTTGTGTGGCTGCTGCTTTGCCGTTGATTTGGCGTGGGTAATACGAGGTGATGTCAATGTCTGGGCCACCAGCTGCGCCGTTTGCGCCTTCTCCCCATTGGAAGATAATGCTAGGTGCGCCAGCGTTGCGGTCTGCACGAATAGCGGCAACGAGTGAATCTAGGAACGCCTCGTTGTCGAACCCTGCGTCTTCTGACTTCTGGTGCGTTGAGCGCAGGTAGCAGTCAAGAATGAATGTGTAGTCAATAGCCTTGCGACCATTGTGAGGGCCACCAAGAGCTATACGGTTTTCCTTCTGGTTCTCAA